GTGAAGTAGCCTACCTCCATTGCTTAGCCCCTTGTGTCGCAAAGGAGCGACACTTTATAGACCGCCGGAATGACCGCCGTGCCGGTTGCCGCATCGTTGCTAGCGATGGTTAATCGGCATTCGAGCAACTGCCCTGGGTCGACGCCCGTTGCGTTGATCGTGAAGTCGTAGTTAGCCGCCGAGAGGGAATTCATCGAGGTTGATGGGCTTGTCACCAAGTCGCTCGATAACGTACCGCTTGAGCCAACGTACGCTTCGAGGTCAATGGTGCAACTGGTATCGGCAACTGTTGTTTCCATCTTCGCACGGATGCGAATCTGAATCGTCTGACCGTCTTCGTAGTTGGCGGGAATTGGCACGCTGAAATAGATTCGGCGCGTCACGCTTCCCGATGCCTTGACGTCCCCTGCTGTGATCCGAACTGGGTTTGTGCCCCAAGTCCCCGTGACCAAACCCAGGTCATCGTTAGCCGCTGCGGAAACTGGATTCGATGCGACCGCGTCCCACACTCGGAAAGAGTCAATCGGCACAACGGATTCCGATAGGACTCGCTGAGCCATCTTGGTGTACGCAATATCCGCATTGCCTGCAATCGTGTAATTCGTAATCACCTCTGGAGGGAGGATGATGACAGCATCTGGTATCGTCGTCATTAAATTAATCCTAATGCGTTGAAAGGTAATGAATCGAACTTCTTAAACTCTAGCCAATGGGCGGTCACTGGTTGCCCTGGCTCTTCGGTCTGGATCCTAAAGCCTTGAGCGTTAAGCAGCACAGGCTTCGTCACCGGCTCTTTGTTGCCGTCGACCGCTCGAACAATCCGCGTACCCGCGTTGCCCGGCCCTGACAATTGTACACGCTCATAGAATCCTTCGTGTCGAACTCTCGAGTACCAAGCCCGCTCTGGAGTCGTGCGATACGGAAAGCGAAACTGAATCTGTGCCGTGATCTCCCAGTATGCCTGCTCCTTCGTGGTCACATTCGACGCTGAGAACTTGGTGATCCGTGCCGTGCCCGGCGGCCATCCTAGAAACAAGTCGGAGTTGACCGCTCGTCTGTATCTTGCTTGCACGTACGAATTAAAGATGAGCATGTTTCTCTTGATCGTTACGGTCTGATCTGGGATCGGCACCGTCACGCCGTCGATAGGCTCGCCGTTGACCGTTTGTATTGGATTGCCGTCCCAGTCCTCGTCGATAGCTTCGTCCGTTTCAACGTCGTCCCAGTCGATCCTAGGCGGTGCTAGAAGAGGGTTGTCTGTGCCTCCATCCGTGAGGCTTGCTAGTTCGCCGTTGTAGTCGTACGTCACGATCCAGTAGATGGGGCTTACCCGTTGCGTATTCACGCCATCGGAATACACGTAGGGATAGTTTGCTGAATAGATCGAACCGGACGCGGGGAGTCTGTCGTCGTTGAAGATGTCGTACTCGACCGCCTCTGGCTTCGTGACAACTTGAAACGCTCGTTGAAACTTTACCGTCAGTTTTCGGAACTTGTCGGTAAGTCTCTGGTCGTACGTTGGACGCGACCACATTTCAGTGACTTCCAAAACGTTTGGGCTTTGCATTGCTTAGACTCCTGGGCTTTGGAATTCGATGATGGTTGTCGGTGGCTGCAACTTGTCCTTCAATGCGGTGATCGCCTCGGTGACTTTGTCGAGCTTACCCACCGTCGCTAGCGTGTTCGCTTCGATCTTCTTTTGCGAGTCGTCAGCCTTGCCCCTCGTAAGCAGTCGCGATTCCTTTGCTGCTAGGTCAGGGGTGCTTATCGTCGCTTTCATTTCCTTCTTTTTGGCCGCTTCTGCGAACTGTGCTTTAGCTGCTGCGATTGCCAGGGCGGTGTCCTTGTCGAGTCCTTGCTGTTGGAGCCTGAATGCTTCCGCTGCTTGCTCGCCCTGCTCCAAGAGGATCTTCTGTTCTTCGAGTCGTTGCAGCTCACTTTTGCCTAGATCCGCGATTCGTTGCAGTCGGGATTTCTCTTCGTCCTGGGCTTTCTTCTTCGCTGCGTCCGCGTCTTGCTCTGCCTTTAGCAACTTCTCGGCGAACATGATCCGCTTGATGTCGGCATCGCCCAAGCCTTGATCTTGCAGTTGTGCCCGCCGTGCTTCTTCAGCACTCTTAGTCAATGCGATGTATTGGTAGTTAACGTTGCGAAGCGTCGAGATGGTTGATTGATCGATCTGTGCTTTCTTCGCCGCTGCCGCGTCTTCTGCGGCTTGCTGCTCTTTAATCAATCGCACTTGCTGAGCATGGGCACTGTATTTTTCGCCGAGCTGGTTCTGTTGCTCACGAAGCGATTGGGCTACCTTCATGTAGCCGTCCGCCTGGTTTCTCAAGTCGGCAATAACCTCAGGCCCTTGCTTGCTCTTCGTTGCCTTTTCCGCTTGTTGGCTGTAATACTGAAACGATGCTACCGCGTCATCAACTTCTTTCCCGATGGACTTGAAGAGTTCAACCGCTGCTTGTTGCTGCTTGTCAGGATCGCGGATTAACGTCAGGTCTTCCATCTGATCGCCGACTTTAATCGACGCCATCTTGACCATATGAGCCGCAAAGTTGTCAGCCTCTTTTGCCGCGTCTTCCATCCGTCCCGCTAAGTCGTCGACTCCGAAGATAGCCTCGCCTATCGTCTTGCCGAGTTGAAACGCCATAACGCCAACTAGAGCCGCAATGCCTCCCTTAAAAGCCATCGCACCCGCGCCGCCTAGTTTCATCACTTCCGAGAATTGGCCTATCTTCTCGGTAATGCCCGCAACACCTTGAGCCGCTGCCGCAAACTCAGTGCCGCCTAGTTGACCGGCCAAGACTCCGATGAACTCTGTCGACGCTTTAGCCTTCGCACCGACTTCCTTAACGCCGCTTACTGCGTTCTCAATGTTCTTTGCTGCGTAGACCGCTTTTGCGCTCGCTTGGTCTTCGGCCTGGATCAGGATTTTTACGGCGTCACCGGCCATTACTCGCTCTCCGCTTTGATCCTGTTTTCTTCGTACTTCAAAATCCGCACCGCGTCAACAAAGGATGCTGATTGATCGAGACTGCCACCCGCTACAGGCGGCAATCCCTCGTTGAACAAATCAGCCATCGAAACAAACTGGCCGATACTATCACAGTATCGATTCGGGCATCCTTTCAAAACCCAACTTCCGTTCGTGCATTCTTCGCATCCTGTTCCGTTGCACGCCGGGCATTCAATCTCGATAGGCTCCGCGTCTGTTCCTTCGTCTTCGCACTTCTTGTCGCTGCATCGTCGGCAAAGTTCACCCTGCCGAATCAATGCCGCGACCCTTAGTCTTTTTTTTCGTTGGTGTCCATTCGCTGATTGTACGCCACCTTGATGAGCAGTTCCCTTGCCTCTCGGTACGTCAATAGGTTGTCAAGGTCATCGACAACGAATGAACGCTCGACGTTTCTCCATCCGACAACAACCCGCTTTAATTCACTGATTGTCGCGTCGAAGATTTCATCAATTGAATGCTTTTCGTCGAGTAGATCAACCGCCTGAAGTATGCTGCGTTGCCCTCGCATCGATTGCGATAAGCACACGAACGAAGGCCGCGTCTCGATGGGCTTGCTCTGGTCGGCATCAAGGCACACCTCAAACGTCTGGTCTGGCTCAAGGAAAATCGGCATTGGTGATCCTGATTAGGTTGCTGCTGTAAAGGTGATCGAGCATTCTTCGTCGACATTCGAGCCGTTGCGATTGGCTTGCCACTCGATTTCATCGACAACCAAGTTCTCTCGGTCTGCTTCTTGCAAACTGATGATCTGTGCCTTGGGTGCCGTGAATGTCATAACGCTGTTCGTCGGCCCGTCGAGTGACCACGTCAACGAATGCTCGGACATATCCAAGAGTTTACCGTATCTGTCTTGAGTAGCAACCAACTTGGACTCAGGATTGCCCGTGATCCTAATCACTCGATTGGTAATGAGGCCTGCAAGGAAACCGGAAACGTCCGAAGGGTCTTCGCGTAGGATAACCGTATTTCCGCTGTCGAGCGTGATATTCTCAACGCCCAATGCAACGCTATTCCAAGTCGTCGTCGACGATGCGAAGCGAAGCGATTGAGCCGAAGGATAGGTCGGTGCGAGGATCGCGGTATCGGTCGGACTCGACCAAACGCCGGTAAACTCAAACTCGAAGAACGCCGCCTTGCCTGTTGGGCAGTTCAGCTTGAAAGTGCCCGCGCAACCTCGCAGCAACTTCCGCATCCCGTCGATGTAGACGCCAATCGTTAGCGTCTTGACGTTACTACCTGGTGCTTCCGTTCGAGGCGTGAAGACTTGACCGCTTTTGACCCAGCCGCAAGCGGGCAGAAACGTATCCGCCCAACTTGGCTCGGTCGCTGTTCCGTCCCAAGACGCGTCGTGCTTAAAAGTCACCTTGCCGCGATACCCGCCCGGCACGCTTGCACGCATTCCGAAGGCTGCTTGACCCTCTCGAGTCTCTAGTTCTGTCTCCGTTTGGATTGCGATGTCGTAGCAGTTAAACGCCGCATCCGATCCGGTCAGGCTCATCGCTGTACCTGGAGTCGTTTCAATCGATGCTGCCAATACTCGCTTGCGTTTTAGTAACGTCATTTTGTTTCCTTTATTGGTTCAATGCCTTGAGTTTGATCTTACCTTGTGCCGCTAGTATGACGTCACGCAAACGGCGATTGACTTCTATTGGGAGTCGCTCCCGTGCTTTGTTTTCTGCCACCTTGCCGATACCGCCTCGAATGTAGTAGTCACCGGGCTTCTTGCCCTTGACTTGCCTCAGCGTACGTCGATTAGTCTCGTCGGCCGTGTATACATTACCTCGCCAGTTGCGAGCGATGAAGCCATCTAGTACGGTCGTCCATCCTCCGCCCATGTCGGGCTTGTAGACAACTCCGCTAGATTTAACCTTGCCCTTTCGCTTGCGAGTGTACGTCTTTGCTTCGTGATACTTCGCGGGGAATGGATAGCCTTCCCATAGTCCGATCATTGCTTCGGCCCGCTTCGGTACTGCTTTGTTCTTTTGGCGTATCGTTTTCTTCAACGTTGCCGCTTTACTGATTGCTTTGCTGTTGCCTTTGTTCATCGATGACAACTTGAGGTTAATCATCTTTCCGACTACTTGAGCAACCTCGACGCGTACGCTCTTTGCTGTGCGATTAACCGCCGCTGCCAACACTCTCGGCAAGTGTACTTGGAAGTGCCCTAAGTTGGTTTTCATTTGCTTCAATGACTTCGCGTCGATGGATATTTTTATCACGCTCGTAGCTCCGTCATGTCGTCTTCGGAAACTCGGTAGGTGATGTTCAACGGGATCTGTAGCCCGTCCATCCCGCCATCCGCCTGAATGTAGTTTACCGTCTGCCATTTGGCATCCGTTGCATAGCCACCAAAGGTATGCCAAGTCGAGGAACCCGACGCGACCGCCTTGATGACGTCCGCATGAAACGCATTGAGCAGCGAGTCTATCGCGTCCGTGTTTCGCTCGTCCTGCATCACATGGCAATGAATCAAGAACTGCTGCTTGTATGCGTTCGACGGTGGCTCGCCTGGCCTGTCGAGTTCAGGCACTCTTTCCGGCTGTCCTTGTGTCAAAACTATCTGGTTATTTCGCGGTGTGAAATCTGCGAATCTAGCCGGTCGTTGCACTTCGCAAATTTCAGTTTGGTAGCCGTTGGCCCCGATCATTGCATCGAGGCGAGACTTGAGTTCAAGTGCTATGGATTCGACAACTGCTACCGGCATTCTAGGACTAGCATCCCTTCGTCGTGACTCAACAGTTTTAGTATCGATCTTCGCTTCGGTGCTTCACCTACGCGATTAGGAAACGCCAATTCATCCCCGCCTAAGTTTATCTCGTCGCTTGCAATCCCGCTCGACTGATCGTTGGCAACGTGTACCTCAAAGAGAGGGTAAACCACGTTTCCATCCTCAGGCAAGACGCCGAGTGCTTCGCGTATCACAACCGCCTTGATCTCCCTGGATCGACCGTTCTTTTTGTAGTAAACAATCGATTCAGCGAAGTCGTCAGCGTTGCAAAATACGCTCTCGGCATCTTGCTTAATCAGGTCGTGAAGCGTCACTTACTAGGCTCGCTTGCAAGTGATCTTGACGTAGTCAACAACCACCGAATCCACGTTTGTATTCGCGGCCTTCTGGAGTTGGATGATCGGCTGCAACCCAGAGCTATAGCCGCTCATATCGAAGGTCGTGCCGGTTGCGACTCGACGTCCATCGATGTAAAACTTGACGTCTTGCTTTCCGCCGGTGAAGTCGATCACGAATTCCTTGTAGGTCGTGCCCAATGTCGTCCCGCTGGAAACGTCGTCGTTATCCCGCGTCCCGTCATCAGTCTCGACATAGACAAGGCTGGTGCTATTTGCACCTTCCATGCGGAACCATGCGTTAGCCGCTACGCTGTCGGCCGTATCGTTACGTGCCGAGCCAACACCGAAGCAGAGAATCGATCCGCTGGTGAAGGTAGCCGCACCGATCTTCACTCGCATCTCGATCCGCTGAATCAAGTCGATGTCGAAGTCCAACGCATCGTTGAAGTGAGGGCAAACGTTCTCGATCTCGTTCGTCGAAGCGAGAGTAACGGTCAGTTCCGAAGTGCCCTTGGTGTAGGTCGGCGCACCTGCTGAGGAAGTATCATCGACTAGCCAAGCGGTAGCCGGATCCGCCGAAGTTGGAAGCGTTGCGACTGCTCCGTTGAAGTCGTCGTAAAAAATCTGGAAGTCTCGAATGTCACTCATCATCAATTCCTTTGCTTTGTTTGTTCGTTGGTGAAAGGCCCCAACCCAATCGAGCCGGGGCCGTGTGTTAATCAGGTAGTCGCTTAGGTGCGATTACCGAAGATGCCGCGATGATCGATCACCGCACAACCGAAGGTCTGACGAACCTTGTACAGGTAGACGTCGCGGGACATATCCCAGTCGTTCTCAAGTACCGGGGATTCTTCGCCACTAAGGAACGAGAGTTCCATCGTGTCGACTTGGGAGTTGTCCGCAATTGCGTACCAGTTGGTGGTGCTGTTCGCATCGAGCAACGCAGTGGCAACGACCGAAAGAGGCCGTACGCCATTGACGCCGTAGATGTTGACTACGCCTTCGTTGCCGTTGCTCTGTGCGTAGGATTGGCTGTTAACCAACTCCAAGGCATTCGCTGCGTAGTTCTGGGGAACTAGCAATACTCTTGGCGAGAGGTTGAGGATCGACCCGTTAAGGCCAGTCTGCAAACTCATAAAGCGGAACGCTTCGTTGAGGGTCGTCACGCTCGGAGCCGCTGGGGTCGTGTTGGTGATGTTGCGTCCGCTTGGGTGAGAAGCAGAGAACAACGCGAACCCATCAGGCATCGTTGGGTTGCTCAAGAAGGTGTCGTAAACAACTCGCTCTTGAGTGCGTCGAGCCGCTTGCCCCTGCATCGAAGGGATGCGAGAGAGTGCGTCAAGATCGTCGTTGATAACGGTTTCCCAAGTGACTGAGAATTCCGCACCGAACTTGTCAACCTTGTAGCTCTTCTTCTGATCGCTTAGCCCCTTTTCAGGGTAACTCTTGCCTTCAGGCACCATCTCCAGGTTTGGATACTCGGAGAGTTGAACGCGATTGATCGCTTTGAAGTCATCCACGCTAGCCGCTTGCCGAACCCACAGAGCCCAAGTGAATGGGGCCTCGTCGTAGGCCGCTCGGAGGGTCTTGTTAACCGCGTCTGAGAGGATGTTCTGGAAGCTTCCGGTCGTGTGATACGCATCGGATCGGCGAACCTTGAGACGATTAAACGTCCCGGCGTGACCCATCGCCATTCGTGCTACGTCGCCCTTGGTGTGCTTCAATGGGTCGATGCCCATTCGACGGACGCATTCTTCGGCAAGTCGATAGAGTCCGACATTGCGAAACTCAGCATCGCCTTGTGCGGTCGGTGCCTTAGTGCGTTGAATGTTCCCTTGGAAGCAACGTTGAACCAAGCCAGCCTTAGCGGCTTGTTCAAACTTATCGTGTTCCGATTCAGTGACGGTGACGCTGCTTCCGATTGGTTGATTAGCCATCTGTCGAATAATCCTTTGCTGAGCGTCTTCCAGTGAACAACCGGAGTCAACCAACTCGTCAGCAAAGGTACGCTCAACCTTCGCTAGTTTGGCCGCTGCGTAAATCGATTTCTTTCGCTCGTCGATTGCTTTCAGTTGTCGAGCAACTTCGCTTTCGACTTTGTCTTCCGCTCGAACAACCTCAGGCTCTTTAGGCATTTCGCCTTCCGCCCTGGTCGCTTCTTCCGATGGCTTCTCCATGCCTTCCATCAACTCGACTTCGAGTTCTGGTTTTGCCATGTGATCGGCCATCCACTTGATGATCTCGTTCGGATCGGTCATACCTTCGGGTAGACCAAGAGACGAGAGTTGAGCCATCAATTGCTCATCCATGCCTTCCTGCCTTTCTGCTTGGTCGTAAGACCGTCTGACCGTGGAATTAGGATCTGCACCCGTTGCACAGATCGACGCGTTGTGAGGCTCCCAAGCGGTAACAATCTCCGCTGGCCCTTCAACTACAACGCCACGTTTCGTTGTGTATGCTTGCCCTTCCGGGATGTAGATGCGATTGAGGATTACCGCATCGATACTGAAGTCATTCAGATGCCCCTCTTGGTATCGAGTCGCTACGACTTGGCTCTCTGGATCCGATGCGAACGAAGGATCGCCAACTAGCTCGCCATCCTGGATTTCGATATTGCGAATCGACCCGAAGACATTGCGGACAGTTCTATCGTTGTGTGAGTCGACAATGGGCAATTGATTCTTTGAGTTGCGAAACTGGACGCCGTCCATTAGCAAGACTTGACGAACCATTCGACCGCGTTGTTCGTCGTAAATCTCAATCGGGGTCTCGGTTGCAATAACCGCTCGACCGTCTTTAGGTGCCGCGAATGCTCGCTGAATCTTTGGGACTGCTGCGATACGCTCGACTTTGTCTGCTGCTTGCATTTGTCGTTGCACCTTTTCGCTCCAAGTTTTTCCAGCGTCTCCGCCCCATAACGCCCACGCAATCCGACCGGCTGATGGAAATCCCTTTTGGCCTGGCTTCCAGCCTTCGCCCTGCTTGTCTACTTCGTGTCTTGCGAAGTAACTGACCATGCGACCGATGGTATCTGGACTCATCGCTTTGCCGTTGCTCAAGTCTCTAGCCCTTGCAACGCCAACCGGAGTTCCTCCGCGATTGTGTTCGCGTCTCCACTCAAGGCCCTGCTTAGCCTCTTCGCGTACGCCCTCAGGTGGAGTAAAGTCAATGTCGCCGTACTTCGCTCGTTCGATCTCTTCCGCTGCGTACAATGCCGCGACCTGATCGCTAGCCGCATCCTCCGAAGCATGGCAACCCATTAACTGGGCTGTATCGTCTTTCACGACACCCCACGGACGCGATATAGGGCAAGCCTTGGTTTGCTTCGTGCTATAGGGCACTGGCTACCTCGCTTACAACCTCTTGCGTCTGAGGCGATGGAGTAGCCGACTGAGCCGCACTGATTGCCAGTTGCTGTTCTTGTGGCGTGAGCAACCCAAGTTTCTTCTTCAGGTCTTGCTCTTTTTTGCGTTGGTAGAACACCGCTCGCCATGATCGACCACGGGAACCAAGTTCCGTCTGGTAGTCCGACATGAAAGAATCGATGGCATCCTTTGCCGATGCCTGTTCGGTCTGAGGATCCACCCATTCCCATTCAGGGGTCTGCCACTCGACCGGGCTTGCTTTGCGTCGATCTGACAGCAAGTCAATCGGAGTTGGAAACCCTCGAGTTCCGCTGATCGATGCCGCATCGAAGAACGCGTCCCAAGTCGGCTGGAGCATGTGCCGAATCAAGTATTGCTGCCAACAACGGAACCGCCTTCGGTCTTCGAGTTGACTCGTACGGCTCGAACTGTAGGACGTCTGCGAGTAGTCCCTAGCAACCGTCTCATAGGACAAGCCCGTGCCGACTGCAATCTGCCGAAGGATTAAAGCAATCCAAGGCTCTGCGCCAGTTGCCGGTCGGCCTGGATTGATACCCTCGACGCTTTCGCCTGGGTTGAGTTCCATCACCATGCCCGGCTCAATGTATCGCTGCTTATTTCCCGCTGAATCGACCGGGCTTCCGCCGTCTGGATCCGCTAGATCACCCAAGGGAGTTTCGGTTTTAATGGCGACCGTGAAGCATGAAGCAACCGCAGATGCTTGCAACTCGTTATCGAGGTATGTGCCCAAGTCGCGGATCGCTGCGACCACCGGAGCGAACCACGATACGCCCCGCGTTTGACCCACTCGCTCACGCCGGAACAGGTGCATGATCTCCGACGCAGGAACTCGTTCAGGCTCTCTAGTGTAGGAGTATGGTTGCAATGGGTGATCGGGATAGATCCAATAAGCAACTGGACGACCCGTATCGTCGACCTCGACCCCGCGAATTATGCGGTTTTCGCCGTTGGCGGTGAGTCTCGAAGCGTAGTTATCTTTATCACCTGCTAGCCGGTCTGCTTCGATGATCTCCAACGCCAATGGGACTGGGCGATAGATGCCGCGGTAAACGCTTCCTGGCGTGCGAATCTTACGGATTAGGACTTCGCCAGCCTCAACAACCTCGCGTTGTGCGATGGATTGGATTTCCTCTAAGGTGTATTGCCCGTTGATGTCGCAGACTTCGCACCATTCCGACCAAACGCTATCGCGTCGGTCGTTAATCTCTTCGATATCATCGCCTGCTGGAGTCTCGAAAACCGATTGTGCCTTAATGCCGCATCCGACAACGGATGAGACGATGGTATCGACAACGCCCCATGCGTAGGCATTGTTGCGAACCAACTCCCGTGACCACGCCCTAAGCCGATCCGCTCCGAATGGGCCGAGTAGTTCGGTATCCGCTGGCTGATTCTTCGGCGTGCGTCCGCTCGATACTCTCGACGGCTCCGCACCTAGATAGGATCGCAATACCCGCCGGGCTTGCATTCGTCGCAATGCTCGAAGCGGGCTTACTGCCTCAATCGCTTTGTCTATGATGCGAGTAATCATCGGCGTGACCTCGACATTTTCGCAAGGCTGATGCCGCCGCTCGAAGTCTCTCGGTTGACTTGTTGCTGTAGTTGCCGACGCTCTTGGAGTAGAGTACCCAGGTCAAGTTTTGTAACCGTCCTAGATCCAATCGAATACGAAGACGCCCCGCCTGTAAGCAGGGCTTCGATTGCTGCGTCAATGAGTGCAAGTAGACTCGCTGCTGTTGCCATACCCCTAGCATGGCAAACCTAACGCTACTTGCTAGAGTGCAATACAATTGCAATTGTAAACAGGCAGAAAATCAATCGCCTTCTTGCGACCATGTATTCCCGCAATAACCGCACTTGCAATATCGAATCTTCCCACGCTTCGCATAGACTCGGCTGAATTGCTGCCTGGGTGGACGCGACGTAATGCAAAGCGTGCAATCTCTAGGCGTGAACTCTCTTGGCTTAGGTGCCGACTCAATGGGCCTGTCTTGGTTTTCTTCCAGCGAATCGAAAACAACGTTGCCTTGATCGTCGGTTCCTCGCCTTCGATGTACTACGTCTTCAACCGGATCGTAGTCAACAACCAGTGAATTGGGCGGAAGTTTCTCTTGCTCAACCGCTGGAATCTGCTTCTTGCTCTTTGCCATCTCAACTCCTTCGCTTAGGTATCCATCCGCCTTGCCGAGTCTTAAGGTTACCATGCTGGTAACGCTTCGGTTGTGGTTTTGGTTGTGACTGCTTTTGATCGCCGCTTACCGTCTTCGGTTGCACCTCAGTCTCTGACGGTGCTATTAGTTTAACACCGCACGCCTCGCCTGCTGCTGCTGCCATGTACGTCGCGTCTAGCCAGTGATTATTTGTATCCTTGACGCTCCAGTAAGTCTTAGCCCCCTTGCCCTCGGTAAACTTCGTTACAAGCTCTTCCGCTGCGATATGCTGAGCGTATTGGCTATGCCTTTGGTTTTCGTCGAGGGAGAATAGTGAGAGTGATCCACGCCTAATCATGTTGGACTCGTCGAATGTCGGCGTCATAAATCGCTCATGAACGAACTGCTTCCAGTATGAGGTATCCAGCTCGTAGAGCCATAAGCCGCCGTTGGGTAGCTTCGATGCGTGCAAATTGTCTCCCGCTATGCAAGTTGTCGTAGACTTCGTTTTTCGATGGTAAGGGAACTGTCCCTTTGAAGCATGGAAGATACCGCCGACTTCGCGGACAAACTTATACGGTGCATTCGTGAAAGCACCCGAATCAACGAAGCAAAAGTCGACCGCTCGTCGCGTGCCTGTTGCATCAACGAATTCACGACTTAGCAATTCGTCACGCCAGTTTAGCAACGCGTCGTAAATCATAGGCTCGGATGCTTCGTGATCCATGCTCTTATCCGTTCCGTAAACCTGGGCAATCCCATAATCCACGATAACTCCGCCTGCTCCGTGCCACCATGCCGTTACAACCCAATGGCAATTATACTTGCCTAAGTCAATCGCCGCTGTGAGTGCGACTGTGTTAGCCGGTAGTTGCCTTCGTGCAAATCCCGATAGACGCGATTCAACCAGGGCTGGAGTGATCCCAAGTCCCATCGGCCCCGCTTCCTCTGGTGGGTCGTTGTCGATCTCAGTGGATACCGCTTTCGCTCCAACGTCTGCAACCCGGTTGTAGTAGCTTTGCACCGCCGATAGCTCCATCGGCTCGCCGTCTGCGTGCGTCTTGCGACTGAATGAGCATTGATTAGAGACAACGGAACCGCGTTCAATCTCTTCCTTGTTGTCACGCCAAAACGCAAATGCTTCCCGTGCGTCCGGGTCGTCGTCCTTGCGTCCGCGTCTTAGGTCGATGTACTTCTCGACCAAGTCCATGCGGTCAGGAGCCTTGATTAGCTTTCGATACCGCTTGCCTCTCCAAGATGGCTTCCGCTTTGGGTCGGTGTACGTGTACGCGATGCACTTTCTGTTTTGGATTGTGCATAACATAACGCGGGGGATCCGCTCCGATGACTGACCTAACCCGGCAATATCCTGTTCGATAATGTCTGTATTCTTCGCCACCTGTGCTTCGCTCGCTGCCGCGTCTCTATCCTCGATGTCGTCGATGATCGCAAGGGTAGGCCGTTGGCTTCTGTACTTAGTACCGCGGATCGCTCCGTCAATGCCCAACGAGTAAAGCACCTGCCCGTTCGATGCGGGCTTGATCTCCTTGGGCCACTCTGCCAACTGATCGATCTCGATTGAAGGGAAGACAAAAAACTCAGGGCCGATGACGATGTTGGTTGATCGTCCGCCAACGGTCTGCATCCTTCCACGACTTGACCACGCTCCAACCGCTTGAAACGGAATGCCGATTTCGGGATAGTCCGCAATGAAGACTTCGTTCTGCTGGAGTTGCTCGACAACGTCACGTACTTCCTTCTTTGCTTTGTCCGCATTCTTACCGATGACAACTGGGAAATGAGACAAGCCGCGAACCATCAGGAACAACGCGGTAAGAATGGCAAGCGTAGTTTTTCCCTCGCCTCTAGGGCCTGCTATCGCCTGGTCACCGCCATAGCAAGCCGCGTCAATGATCGACTTGACCATCGCTAGCCGGTCTTCAGTCCAAGCCTCAAAGAACTTGTCGGAGAAGTACGTTGACAGCCACAAAGAGCAATCAGCCTCGCATCGAAGACGACGCGAAGGATCGGCCGGAGGTGGGATGATTAGATCACGTAACTTAGCCCGCTTCGCTTCCTTCCTCGCTTTGTCCGCTTCCGCTTCCGTCATCTTCGGCTTGTGTACCAATGATGCCGTTGTCGGATGCAATCCTAGCAAGGTCTCTAGCTGAGACACGCTGAGCGAGTTCAAGAAGTTGAAGCCGTCGCTGTTCGTCTCCTGCACGTCGCTTGTCCTCTAGTTCTTCTCGTTTGCAATCAATCGCATCAGCCGCAATCAATACCTTTGCGGCATCGACACATAAATCAGGATCCGACAAACATTGCATCAACGCTTTCTTGATCGCTTCTTTGTCTACCTGCCATCCTTCGCGGATAGCTCGCCCAACTAGCCGAACATCGCTCGTTTTGTTGATCTCCAATAAAAACTCCCCCTTTCCCCCACAAGGGGCAAGCAAGCAAGAATTTCATCAGGTTTTCTGTGCGAAAGGTCTGCGAGTAGCATTTTAAGACATGCCCAAGGGACCCGTTTACCCCCGGGCCTGCTTGGCCACTGATTTACACATCTCAACAAACTCATCGCAATCCATCGAGCCCTTCGCTCTGTTGATGTTGCTATCAACCCACTGTAGATTTGAAGCATCGTTTGTTCCTCCCCTAGATAATGGTATCTTGTGGTCTAATGAAGCAGACTCTGGAGTTAGTCGCTTGCCCGACAAGGCACACTTATACCCCTGCATCTCAAGTATCGTCTTGAGCGTGGATGAGCTAACCTTAGACTCACTGTCAATTCGCGAAAAACCAAAATGCCTTTTTGCGTGATTGAGACCATCGAACCCGTTTATCCTGCTTTGCTCAGTGAGATGCCAGGAAACGGTATCTCTAGATACCCCAAAGTCTCTAGCGACCTTAAGAGCATCTCCGTTGCTTGCTATCCACGCTTGCCAATACGAACCGCCTCTTGGCTCAGTCTTATGCGTGAGTTCTTCGCTGCGTTGTTTAGTTTTCTCATCCATCTGGACTCCTCCTTTGAAAGTTTATTTGACCTGAGCCTAGACGCTCGCTCGCTTGCTATCCTGCTCGACCATGTCCAGTATCTTTGCTTCGCAAGCTTGAAAACCGGATCTGGTCTAGTAGTCAACAAACGGCATGCCGTTGTGATTTTACGATCCCAATCGCACCTGGGCTTTGACTGCAACTTACAGCACAGTTTTCTGCACAGGCTCCACCACGCAAATCCTTCCGATCTCTCTCTCCTGTCGACCGACCGCTCGGCATCAAGCCTTTTCTTTAACCGCCTTGAAGCCTTTCGTAACGCATTAATCCTAGCCGCTTCTTTTCTAGTTTCGCAATAACCAACACTCGCATGGAATGCATTCTGGCATTCTCTGTTGCAAAACTGAAAGCGAGAGGTGGATACTGTTTTCTTTCTTACTCTTTTTTCGCAATACGAGCAGGTGTAGACCATCCTATTCTGAGCGGAATCTTTCCTGCATTCTTCTGAGCAGTATGCTTTATGGCGATGCGAAAACGACGATCCGCACCCCTTGCACTGCTTAGAGTGCTTCTCAACTGTAGCCTTGCGTCTTTCCGACTTTCCAAGTTCTACGCACAAATCGCATTTTTTCGCACTGTAGTTAAAAGACTTTGACGACACTTGTTTATTACAGGAACCGCACTTGTTCAGTTTCTCCATGCGGCAGGGCTTGCACCCGCAAGGTTTTCTGGCCCGCAAGTGTGACTGAGCCTGTGACAGCCTTACTGTTCTTCCGCATCTATTGCAACCGAACGTCACCGGCC